ACATCAACGACGCTGACGTCCGCTTTGCGGTGAAGGTCAGCAGCGTTTGGCAAACCATCGGAGTCGCCAGTTTTGACGCCTCGACCAAGCTGGTAACTCTTGCATTCGCTCCCAGCGTTTTATTGGCGGCTCATACCGACGAAGCGCGTATCTACAGGTCAACATCTCTCAACCCTATCGTTGACTTCCAGTCCGGCTCTCGTATCTCCGAGGCTGACTTGGATACCGCTTACAGACAAGCACTATTTGCCGCTCAGGAGACAGCCGAGGACGCACCGGGCAGCGCATCGAGGTCAGTCCAAGCAACGGATGACATCGGGTTGTTTGCGGTAACCGCCACTAGGTTGGATACCGACGCTGTAGTGACCGCTAAAATCAAAGACGCAAACGTAACAGCAGGTAAGCTGGCTACCGACGCCGTTGAGACTGCTAAAATCAAAGACTTAAACGTCACAACTGGCAAGCTGGCGGCTGACGCTGTCGAGACCGCTAAGATTGACGACGGGGCGGTCACAGCTCCTAAGCTGGCCTCGACGTTGGACCTGTCGTCGAAGACTTTGACCTTTCCTTCGGGTGGTATTGTTCAAGGTGAGGTGGACATGGCTATAAAAACGGAAATGGAAGGAGAGTCGGCTGCGGGTATCTGTGTTCCAGCGACTCTAAAGCACCACCCCGGTGTGGCTTCGGCTTGGGGGGTTATTACTTTTGATACTTCCACTCCAGCGTTGGTTGCGGGTTATAACGTTAATGGCACCGTCGGTGAGCCTGTGGAAGACCATCGGCGTATTACATTTCTTAACAACATGTCAAGCGAAAACTATGTAGTCGTGGCCTCGATTGAATCAGGAAGCAACGAATATCCACCCTTTGTGTTGAACAAAAGTGCTTCTGGCTTTGACTTGGATGCTAGTCAGACGGACGCATCAGACATTACAATGCAATTTGTGGTTTACGGACAACTAGCCTAATAGACCCATGGACTCTACCCACACCCCAGCAGCAGTAGGCATATTAGGAATGTTAGGAACCTTTACGTTATCGGACATCAACGCTCTCGTTGGTATCGGTGTAGGCTTACTGAGTCTACTTTATTTAATCATTAGAATCCTTAAGGAATGTCGAACGAAATAGAAAACCAAGAAGAAAAGCTCAATGCCCTCCAAGGGCTGCTTATTGATGAGTTTATCGCCCGCATTAAGTCAGGCGAGGCTGCACCAAGCGACCTCAATGCCGCTAGACAGTTACTGAAGGACAACGGCATCCACGCCGGGTTGTCCAAAGGCAACCCTCTGGAGCAACTGGCAGACATCTTACCCTTTGACGCAGCATCCAATGGCTAGAAATTACAGAAAAGAATACGACAACTACCACAAGTCAGCACGACAGAAGAAACGCCGTGCTGGCCGTAACAAAGCCCGTGCCCTCGTCATCAAGAGGAGAGGCAAAAAGGCCGTTCAAGGTAAGGACGTTCATCACGCAGACCGCAACCCTCAGAACAACGGTGCGAGTAACCTGAAGATTCAAAGTAAGAAGAAGAACCGAGGAAACAACAAGTAACAGTGGACATTCCAGACAAATTAAAAGACTTTAGAAACTTCCTGTATATTGTCTGGAAGCACCTAAACCTACCCAGCCCTACACCTATTCAATATGAAATCGCCGCTTACATGCAAGGAGGAGATAGACGAGCTATTATCGAAGGCTTTAGGGGAGTCGGTAAGAGTTGGATTTGCTCTGCATACATTGTCCACCAACTCCTCCTCGACCCAAGTAAAAACATACTTGTTGTCTCTGCTTCAAAGACAAGAGCAGATGACTTCAGCACTTTTACACTTAGACTCATCCATGAGCTCCCTATTCTCGCTCACCTTAGACCCACCGCCTCACAGCGATTTTCAAAAATCTCCTTCGACGTCGGACCAGCCCCAGCCTCCCACGCCCCCTCCGTCAAATCCTTGGGAGTCACGTCTCAACTGACAGGTTCCCGGGCTGACATCATTGTTGCGGACGATATTGAGGTTGTTGGCAACAGCGCCACCCAAGGGATGCGCGACAAGCTAGGCGAGCAGGTCAAGGAGTTTGACGCCATCATCAAACCAGAGCAAGCGTCCAGAATCCTATTCTTGGGAACCCCTCAGTGTGAGGACACCATCTACAACAAGCTCACCGAGCGGGGATACAAGAAGCGCATCTGGCCAGCTAAATACGTCACCCAGAAGACAAACGAGGCTTCCTACGACGGAACCGTAAGTGACTATTGTGTCAACGATGAACATGAGGGGGAATCCACGGAACCCCTGCGGTTCTCCGACATCGACCTAGCGGAGCGTGAGGCGTCCTACGGGCGCACCGGGTTTTCCATGCAATTCATGCTGGATACCCGCCTTAGTGACCTAGACCGATACCCACTCAAGATTAGTGACCTCGTAGTGATGTCTGTGGATTCCACAGTGGCCCCCGAGAAGCTTGTGTGGGCCCGTGACCCTAATTTGGAGTGGGACTCCTCTGTGCCCAACGTAGCGCTCTCAGGGGACCGTTTCTACAGACCCATGCAAACCCTTGGGGACTACATCCCATATACAGGCTCTGTGATGTCCATTGACCCCTCTGGGCGAGGAAAGGACGAAACAGCCTTCAGCATCGTTAAGATGCTCAATGGTTACCTCTACGTCCCGGACGGAGGGGGAATGCAAGGCGGCTACAGCGACGACACCCTAAAGGCCCTCGCCGTCAAAGCCAAGGAACACAAGGTGAACGCCATTGTGGTCGAGAGTAACTTCGGTGACGGTATGTTTGTGGAGTTGTTTAAGCCCATCCTAACCAAAATACACCCTTGCACCATCGAGGAGGTCAGACACAACACCCAGAAGGAACGAAGAATCATCGACACCCTTGAGCCCGTGATGAACCAACACAGGCTCGTTATCGACCCCAAGGTCATCCAGAAGGACTACGAGAGCGCCCAGCGCTACCCCAACGACTCACAACTCAAATACCAGCTCATATACCAGCTCTCACGCCTCACTAATCAACGAGGAGCCATCACCCACGATGACCGCCTAGACGCCCTCAGTATGGCCGTAGCCTACTGGACGGAACAAATGGCCCAAGACGCCGACAGGCGCATGGGGGACCGCAAACAAGACCTCCTCAAAGAGGAACTAGAGAAGTTCATGGACAACTTCAGCAACCAAGGAAACTCATGGCTATAAACAACAACAGAAGCTCTATACAGGTAGCGGGAATGAAAATCCCTCTAATCATTGTTGAGTCCTTCCCCGACGGAACCCTCGGCGAATACAACGGTAACACCCGGGAAATTAGCCTGAGTAAGGAGTGTTTTAAAGACGAGGGTCTTTTCAGGTCAACACTCATCCATGAAGCGGTTCATTGTGCGTTGGACCTCAGTGGTGCCAACTACGGCATGACAACAAAAACTGAGGAACAGGTGGTTACCGCTGTGGAGGCTCTAGTTGTCCCTGCGGTAAGGCTCATAGACAAAGCATTCCTAAAAGACTCTTTTTAAGAGGTGGTGTCTTTATACAACAACAATCTTAAGAGGTGGTGTCTTTATACAACAACAATCTTAAGAGGTGGTATATATGGACGCAGGGGGGACACTCTGAGTGTACTCAGAGCTGACTAAAAACAACCATCGTTAAAAACAACACCTAGACCTAGAACTGAAGTGGAATGTGAGCGATAGGGTTTGTTATAGGTTATTTACACTTACTCCCCCACCTTAAGCACACTCTAAGTGTACCACCACGGGCCCTTTGTCAAACAAAAAACCGAAAAAACTTCTTTTTCACCCTTTTTCTAGCTTTTTTCCCTTTTAGGGGTTGACCTTTTGACCTCTTTTTGTACTTTTACGCGTGTGTTGTGTGTAAAGACCCTCTGAGCCTCACTTACGTCGAACGCTCAGGGGGTCCCCCAACTACTTAGTGGACAAATACTCAACATACTGAACCAAACACTTAATAAAACTCAACATGATTAACGAATTTACCTTGTTTTGCGCAGTGGCTTTCATCGGGTTTGCTATTGGATGGTTTCTTATCTCCCCTA